GAGGACGCGATCCACGCCGCGCCCGGGACGACGCAGAAGCTCGACGAGCTGCGCCGCGACCTGCTCGACAGGCTGGGCAACGACACCCAGCGCCAGCGGCTAGTCGACGCGCTCGACGCCCAGATGCACCTCACCCGCGAGGGCATGTCCCGGCATGTGGCCGAGCAGAGTCTGGCGTGGCAGCGCGGTGTCGCGCAGGACCGCATCGCGCTGCTCGCGAAGGAAGCCGCACATCATCACAACGACAACGAGCTGATCGATGCCCTGGGCCACGCCGCCGCAACCGCCGCGCGGGCCCGCTCGCGGGTGGGAGATGGGCCACCCGGCGGCGAGACCGAGGACGCTGCTGCCGCCACCGCGCGCAGCGGCGTCCTCGGCGCCGCGATCCAGGCGCGGCTCGACCGCCGCGACACGGAGGGCGCCAATGCGTTGTTCACGCAGGTGCAGGATCAACTCGATCCCGACCATGCGGCACCGTTGCAGGGGCAGATACAGGCAAACCCCGCAGGCGGCTCCGCCATCACACCTGTTCGATATGGCGCGGGTGAGTTCACGCCTATCCCGCCGAAGCTCGGGTCGCAGCCACAGCAGACCCGTCCGCCACTTATCCCTCCTGCCCAGTATAGTTTGCCGGAGGGCAATATCGTGAATGTGCCAAGGCACGGCGTATTTCCGGTCGTCGAGCTTCCGCCGGGCAGTCGGGCTTACGAAGCGGCAAATGCCCAGGTGGCCGCCGCGGAGGGGATGTCGCGCCCGGCGAGGTCGTCGTATTGCCGAATGGCAAGCGGGTAGACGACAAGACTCCGGAGCAGCCAAGCAACGTGAGTCCCACTGGACAGATGATGTCGCCTGTTCCGGACCTCGCGCCGGTTGCGGAGGCGGGCAGGACCGTCGGAGACACCTATCGTCTGATCGCGAAGGAAGATCCTGCAGGGGCCACGGCATACCTCATCAAGAGCTACTTCGAAAACGTCGGGACCGGCGGGCGCTATGATTATCAGCGTCGAGGGTCTCAGATATCCGGGAATCTTGGTGGGAGCTTTGCGCATCGACGTCAATTCAGAAGCGTATCGAATTTCAACGTCGGTCTGTTCTGTCAGCAGGCGGGCCTGACGTTGGAGGACACTCTTGTGCTTGCAGGCAGCTATTCCACGTTGTTCGGCGCTCCCGATCGAAAGGCGCCGTACAATCTCAAGCAAGAAACGGCAAAATTTATCAAGGAAGGCTATCTGGCTGGCCAAAGCGGCGCTTTTGACTCAAGTGATCAGCGATGAGAATCCAAGAAACCCTATGCGTCAATAAACCTTAGATTGTAGTGGATAAAATAAAACTACCAGTACAGACAGAATCCTGCTGCAAATCCGGTACACGGAACTATTATTGGCGCATGCGTTTGCCGTTCTCGCTTGGGAGAAAGCATCCAATCAGGACGGCATTCGCCGTCCTTCTCGTGTTGCTAGCGGGCTTCATCTACTACGCCGCCGGCAGGCTCGCCCTCGTTCCCACTGCCTGGAACTGTGATAGTGACCCTATGAGATCGATCACGGTCCTGGGCGTCGACTTCAATGTTGGCCTCGAAGATTGCTACTACGGTCTCGCCTCCTCGGAGACGCATGCCGTTGTCTGGGCATCTCATCCGGGAGACTGGCGCCGAACCAGAATATTCGACTGCATCTGTGAGATCCCGACGATCAGCGCCGTCGACGAACACACGATTCAGATTACCGTGCCGATGAGATATGATTACTCCGGCCGTAACCCGGTGCCGTACGAGCATGTCTCTCTCTACAAGCCGATGTGGCGAGGCCTAAACTTCGTCCATAAAAATCGCGACATCGAGAAACCTCCGGACAAATCAGGCGGTTGACCAAACCACACAAGTGCCGAACGATTAACGCGTCATATATCTCGGCCAGGACATCGCGCAAGATCGACGAGCCTCACTTCCCCGTCTGCGTCGCGTTCATGCTGGTGAAGATCGCGCTCATCACGTCGCCGGCGCGCATCGGGGGCAGCGCCGCGATGCCGCGGAAGATCGCGGTCGCGAGGCGGCAGTAGGTGGCGTACTGCGCCGGCCGCACCTTCTCGGCATGGCCGAACAGCGCGAGCTCGTCGGCGCTGTAGCGGTCGGCGAGCTGCTTGAAGATCGCGACATAGTTGGCCTGCAGCAGGTCCTGCGGCACCGGCGTGCGCGGGATGGGCGAGCGCAACGCGCGCTCCTGCAGCACGGTCTCGCGGTCGCGCAGCTCCTGGCTGAAGAACACCGACTGGCCGGCCGTGGCGCCCTGCGTCAGGCGGATGAAGCAGGCCCGCGGATCGCGGGCGCCGACCGCGGCATATTGATCGGCCATCAGGTTGGCGTAGTCGACCAGCACCTGGTTGTCGGCCGTGGCGATGTGCTGGCGGATGCGCCGCGCGATCATCGCGGTGAGCCCGTCCTGGATGTCGCCTTCGGACTGGCCCGCGCCGTAGCGTCGCTGGAATTCCTCGACCAGGCTTTCGAAAACGAACGGATCGATGTCCTCGAAGGCGCGGAAGATGCCGTTGGTTTGAAGGTCGCGCGCGAAGGCCCCCGGTGTCGGGGTGGCGCCGAGGCCGGTGGCGGCGAAGCGATGGCTGTCGACCGTCTCGGTGACGACATGCGCGGCCTGCAGCTCGCCCAGGCTCGGATACCACATGCCGGCGGCCGATTGCGCCGCGACCCGGTCGACGAAAGGGCGCTCGATGCCGGCATCGAGCAGCAGCTTGCGCATCAGGTCGGAGCTTTCCGCGCCCGCGAAGGACTCGCGATGGAAGCCGAGTTTGGCGCCGCCCTTGAGATAGCGCTCCTCGCCCGCGATGAAGGCGATCGTGCAGGCCGACAGGCAACTGGTGCCGACATAGGTCGAGAGGTGGCGCTCCTTCAGCAGCTTCACGAGCTCGAGCGCCTCGCCGATGCGGCCGCCGATGCTCGACAGGTGGACGACCTTGAGATTGGGCGAGGCCGCCGCGAGCGCGCGCGCCTGGAGCGTGAGGCCGTACTTGAAGCCGCCGGTGATCTCGAGCTCGGTGCCCTCTCGCACCAAGCGCAGCGAGAAGGCGGGAACCTCGGGGTCGCCCTCGTAGGCCATGCGCCAGGCGGCCTCGACCTGCGGGATGCCGACCTGGCCGAAGCGGACGGCGACCAGGACGATCACCGCCAGTACCGAAAGCTGCGCCAGCCGCGCGCAGAGCCAGCGCCAGCGGCTGTCGAGCCTGTCCTTGCGTGAGCGCACTGCTGACCGCCAGACGCCGACCGCCTGAACGAACAGGATGGGGACAGTGACCGCCCACGTGCCGAAGATCGCGAGCGCGATGACCTGCGGATCGTACGGCTCGCGATAGATCAGGATCGTCAGCCCCAGGATCGCCGCGATGCCCAGCCCGTAGAGCGCGAGGCCGATCAGCCAGAACGAAATCATCAGCGAATAGCCGCCGCGCCAGAAGCGGAGGAGGGGGTTGCGAGTTGGCGGGGCGGGAAGCGCGGGTACGAACCTCAAGATGGCCCCGAAAATGTCCGGCGGAGGCCTCGCACGCAAGCAAAATAGCGCGGTGCGACACCGAAGAGTTTCAAGCCGGCTAACATTATAGCTCCAGTAACGACCGTAATACGCGATTTCGGCCAACGCGCCTAGGTTCGCGTGCATGGAAAACACCACCGATCGAAACGCTGCGCCAGAAGCAGCCCCCACCGCAGCATACGACGCCGGCGACCGCCGCCACGTCGAGCGCCGCGAGAAGACGGCGATGACGGCCCGCCTCCAGCACAACGAGGATTTCCGCTGGCTGATGGGCGATCTGCGCGGCCGGCGCATCGTCTGGGATCTGCTCGCGAAGGCCGGACTGTTCCGCAGCTCGCTGGGGACGTCCCCCGAACTCACGGCCTTCAACGAGGGCCGCCGCGACCTCGGTCTCGCGGTGCTGGCCGACATGATGCGGCTCTGCCCCGGGCAATACGCCCGCATGCAGGCCGAGGCGATTTCCAAGCAACCGGTTTCCAACGGAGAGAACGATGACCGACGAGACGATGCAAACTCCTGAGACGATTCCCGCTCCGACGCCTGCGATGGCCGAAGAGTCCGTACTGACCGGCACCGTGCCTCAGCCCGAGGCCGCGCCGGAGGTGCCCACCTACGGCGAGTTCAAGCTGCCCGACGGTGCGAGCATCGACGGCGAGCAGCTCGAGCACGCGACGGCGCTGTTCAAGGAAGCCGGCCTGCCGCACGAGCAGGCGCAGAAATTCATCGATCTTGCGTTGTCGCGCGAGCAGGCCGCCGCCACCCGTGGCGTGCAGGCTTTCGTCGACCTGCAAACGAAATGGGTCTCGGAGATCAAGGCGGATCCCGAAATCGGCGGCACGAGATTCGAAGCCAGCATGGCTTCGGCTGGCCGCGCGATCGATCGCCTTGGCGTGCCGGGCCTCAAGGAGGCGCTGAACCTGACCGGTGCCGGGAACAATCCCGCCATCGTGAAGGCGTTCGTGCGTCTCGGGCAGATGGTCTCGGAGGATCGGTTCATGCCCGGCAGGAATGCCGCGCCTGCCGCTTCGAGGTCGCCGGCCGAAACCATCTACGACGGCAACCCCAAGCAATCGCAGTAACGACAGGAGACTTTGACACATGGCAACCCTTGCCTCTTCGGCCCTCACGCTCAGCGAGTGGGCAACGCGTCTCGATCCCGGCGGCAAGCCCGCCGCGGTGATCGAGCTGCTCGGCCAGACCAACGAGATGCTGACCGACATGCTGTGGATGCAGTGCAACGACGGCGCCGGCCACAAGACCACGGTGCGCACCGGCCTGCCGAGCGCCACCTGGCGCCTGCTGAACTACGGCGTCCAGAAATCCAAGAGCCAGACTGCCCAGATCCGCGACGCCACCGGCATGCTCGAGGCCTACTCGGAAATCGACAAGGCGATCGCCGACCTCAACGGCAACACTGCCGAGTTCCGCATGGGCGAGGACATGGCCTTCATCGAGGCGATGAACCAGAACCAGCAGCAGACGATCGTCTACGGCAGCACCGCCCAGAACCCGGAGCGCTTCACCGGCCTCGGTCCGCGCTTCTCGTCGCTCTCGGCCGCAAGCGGCGCCAACATCGTCGATGCCGGCGGCTCGGGCTCGACCAACACCTCGATCTGGCTGGTCGGCTGGGGCCAGAACACCGTGCACGGCCTTTTTCCCAAGGGTAGCAAGGCCGGCCTCCAGGTGCGCGACCTCGGCGAAGTGCCGGTGTACGACGCCAACAACAACGTGTTCCAGGGCTATCGCACCCACTTCAAGTGGGACTGCGGCCTCACGGTGCGCGACTGGCGGTTCGTGGTCCGCATCGCCAACGTGAACGTGACGGCGGGTGCGGTCACCACGTCGAACCTGATCAACACGCTGATCGCGGCGGTCAACAAGCTGCCGTTCGTGAGCGCGGCCGGCAACTCGCCACCGCCGGGCGGAACCAAGCCCGGCCAGGTCAACGCCGCGTTCTACTGCAACCGCACGGTGCGCGCGGCGCTCGACATCCAGGCAATGGCCAAGACCAACAACTTCCTGACGCTCGAGACGCGCGACAGCAAGCCCTACGTCGCCTTCCGCGGCGTTCCGATTCGGATCTGCGACCAGATCCTGAACAACGAACCCCGCGTGACCTGAGGAGAAACCGAACATGCTCATCGACAAACAGAACCAGTTCTCGGCCGACGCCGGGGACAGCCCGACCGCCACGGGCAGCACCGCCTCGACCAACATCATCGATTTGGGCGTCGCGCGCGACATCGGCGGCGCGGTGACCGACCAGCTGATGCTGCTGTGCCAGGTCGCGACCGCCTTCACGTCGGGCGGCTCGGCCACGTTGCAGGTGCAGTTCCAGACCGCGCCCGACAACGGCTCCGGTGCGCCGGGCGCGTGGTCGATCCTGTCGCAGTCCGACGCCATTGCCGTGGCGTCGCTGGTGCAGGGCTACAAGTTCCTGCCGGGCGAACTGCCGGGCGGCACCCAGCGCTTCATCCGGCTGAACTACGCGATCGGCACCGCCGTGATGACGGCGGGCACGCTCAAGGCGGCCCTCGTGCCGTCGCTCGACGTGCAGCCGGTGTATCCGCGCGCGTACGCCGCCTAAGACAAGGATCCCTCACTTCGTTCGGGATGACAGTTGTCATCCCGAGCCGAAGGCGAGGGATCCTTCCTCTTTCACGAAGGATCCCATGTCCACCGTAACCGACATCTGCAACGCCGCGATCTCCCACGTCGGCACGCGTTCGAAGATCAGCTCGATCGACGAGGGCTCGGCCGAGGCCAACGCCTGCCTGACGCACTTCGCCATGGTGCGCGACGCTACCTTGCGCGCGTACGACTGGAATTTTGCGCGGGTCACCGTGAGCCTGGCGCATCTACAGAATCCACCGGCCCGCTGGGCGTACAAATACGCCGTGCCGGTCGACTGCATCCGCGTTCGCCGCCTGAACGACGTGCCGCTGCTCGTGTTGCCCGAGACCTTCTACGAGATGGCGGCCGACACCGATACGACCGGCGCCTACATCAACGTGATCCTGACCGACGCCGCTCCCGTGAGCGCGATCTACACCGCGCAGGTCGGCGATCCGTTGCGCTGGGACCAGGGGTTCGTCGACGCCGTGGTCTATGGCCTGGCCTCCCGCATCTGCTTCGAGCTCTCGGGCAAGGAAGAGCGCGAGCGGGCGCTGACGCAGATGTGGCAGCTCAAGCTCCGCGAAGCCGCCGCCCAATCGGCCAACGAAGGCGCCGTGCACACATGAGCACGCTTACCACCATCCAGCCGTCATTCGCAGCCGGCGAACTCAGCCCCTTTTTGTATGGCCGCATCGATCTCGCCAAGTTCCATGTCGGGGCGCGCACGATGCAGAACTTCTTCGTGCATCCCCATGGCGGCGCCAGCAATCGCCCGGGCACGCGCTTCGTCGGCGAAGTCGACGATTCGACCAAGCGCCACCGGCTGATCCCGTTCCAGTTCAGGACGCTGCCGGCAGGCCAGACCTATGCGCTGGTCTTCGGCCACAAGACGATGCAGGTCGTGCTGTTCAATAACGGCGCGCCTGGCTTCGTCGAGGATGCGCCGGGCCATATCTACACGCTGGCCACGCCCTATGCCGCGAGCGACCTGCCGCTACTGAAGTTCGTGCAGTCGGCCGACACCATGACGCTGACGCACGCGGCCTACCCGCCGATGAAGCTGACGCGCACCGGCCACGCGGCCTGGACGCTGACACAGATCACCTTCGCTCCGGTGCAGGCCGCGCCCGGCGTGACGGCGGGCACCGGCTATGTCGTGACGGCGATCAACGACTCCACCGGCGAGGAGAGCCTGCCGTCGGCCACCACCGGCACGTTGTCGTGGCAGGCGCTGGCGGGATGCACCAACTACAACGTCTACAAGAAGTCGGCGACCGGCAATATCCATGGCTTTATCGGCCAGGTGCAGGCCGGCGCCACCGGCGGCACCGTCACCTTCACCGACACCGGCATCGCGCCGGACGTCGGCAACACGCCGCCGCAGCAGCGCAATCCCTTCGCGTCCGCCAAGGTCGCGTCCGTGACGGTAACCAACGGCGGCTCGGGCTACGTCGCACCCACGCTGTCGGTCTCCGACCAGAGCGGCTTCGGCAGTTCGGTCCAGCTCGCGGCATCGGTGAGCGGCGGCGTCATCACCGCCGTCACCGTCGTGGCGGCGGGCAAGGGGCTCATTGCGCCCTCGATCGTCATTTCAGACGGCACGGGCTCGGGCGCGTCGCTCGGTTTCAACTGGACGCCGGATGGCGGCTCGGTGGTGACGGGCTACGATTCCGACGGCAATCCGGTCCTGACGCCGACCTACCAGGTGGGTTCGGTCACCGTGGCCGCCGGCGGCTCGGGCTATCATGCCCATCCGACGGTCCAGTCCGTCTTTCCGGGTTTGCCCTACGGCGGCGGCGCCATCCTGACGCCGGTGGTGTCGGGCGGCGTCATCGCCTCCGTCACCGTGACGGCGCCGGGCGGCGGCTATATCAACAGCTATCCCTATTATCTGCCGACCCCGCAGGTCACCGACAGCACCGGCGGCGGCGCGGTGCTGTCGCCGGTATTGTCCAACGACGTCACCGTCAATCCGCAATGCTCGGCCTATTACAACCAGCGCCAGGCGTACGCGGGCTCGTCGGCCCTGCCGCAGACCCTGTGGTTCTCCGACGTCGGCGCCTTCAACAACATGGCGGTGTCGCAGCCGACCAAGGACAGCGACGCCATCACACGCACGATCGTAGGCCAGCAGGTCAACGAAATCCGGCATCTGGTTCCCGCCGGCACCAACCTGATGCTGATGACCTCCGGAGCCGAATGGCGCTGCTATCCCGGCCCGCAGGCCTCGGCACTGACGCCGGCGTCGTGCTTCACCTTGCCTCAGACCGCGCACGGATCGAGCCACGTCCCGCCGATCTGGACGCAGAACTCCTTGCTGTTCGTCAAGGAGAAGGGCAGCCGCGTCATCGAGCTGCGCTACGACGCGATCCAGGATCTTTACCAGAGCTTCGACATGAGCGTGATGGCGCAGCACATGCTCTACGACACCACGGCGCAGTACCAGATCCAGGAGTGGGCGTTGGCCTACGAGCCGTTCCAGATCATCTGGGGCGTGCGCTCCGACGGCGCGCTGCTGGGCTTCACCTTCATGCGCGAGCACGAGGTCTATGCCTGGCACCGCCACACCACGCAGGGCGCGATCGAGAGCGTGTGCTCGATCACCGAGCCCGACGGCAGCGGCGGCTACACCGACGCGGTCTACCTGATCGTGGCGCGCACCGTTGGCGGCGTGACCAAGCGCTACGTCGAGCGCATGGCGCCGCGCCTGTTCGCCACCATCGCCGATGCCTGGTTCCTCGACTGTGCCCTGCAGTACAGCGGCGTGCCGGTGACGCAGGTTTCCGGCCTCGGCCACCTCGAGGGGCTGACGGTCGGCATCCTGGCCGATGGCAGCGTGGTGCCAGACCAGGTGGTGAGCGGCGGCATCGTCACGCTCGACGGCAGCTACAGCAAGGTCACCGTCGGCCTGAAGTACAGCGCCCAGCTCGAGACGCTGAACCTCGAACTCCCGGGCGGCCCGACCCAGCAGGGCCAGATGAAGAAGATCGCCCAGGTCACCGTGCGCGTGAAGGAGTCGCGCGGCGTGCAGGTCGGCCTCAATCAAGGCGCGTTGCAGGAGGTGAAGCAGCGCAGCAGCGAGACGCTGGGCACCGCGATGGCGCCGTACTCGGGCGACTGGGCCGTTCAGATCCCGAGCGAGTGGAACAAGGACGGCCGTCTGTTCGTGCAGCAAATGTACCCGCTGCCTGTCACGGTGCTCGACCTGATCCCGGAGGTGAATCCCGGTGATTGAGATCGTGCCCGCCACTATGGATCGTGCCCGGCGCATCGATCTGCGGCCGGGGGATTTGCGCGAGATCGAGGCGCTTGGCCTTGGCCTGCCGGAAGCCTTCGAAATGTCGATGTCGCGCGCGGTGTGGGCAGAGGCCTACCTGCTCGACGGCGCCGTCGCAGCGCTGGTCGGCGTCAGCGTGCAATCGGTGCTGGGCGGCGAGGGCGTGCCGTGGCTGATCACCGGCACGCCGGTCGATCGCTGCAAGCGCGACTTCCTGCGGCTCACGAAAGCCGGTGTCGCGCGTATGCAGCGTCAGTTCCCGGTGCTGACCAACTTCGTGCATGCCGACTATGTCCAGTCGGTGCGCTGGCTGGGCTGGCTGGGCTTCACGATCGCGCCCGCGCGGCCGTTCGGCATCAAGGGTGCGTTGTTCCATCGAGCCACATTGAGGACCCCATGACCGTCAATCTCTTCATGCGTCCGCGCGAGCCCGGACGGCCGCCGCGCTACGCCGTCTTCTACGGCCCTGCGATGCCCGCGATGATGGCGGCCAGCATGGCGTTGGCCGCCGGCAGCACCGTCATGTCGATGGCCGGCCAGTCGCAAAAAGCGGCGGCGGACGCGGGCCAGGCCAACTATCTCAGCCAGGTCGCGCGCAACAACCAGATGGCGGCGCAGCGCAACGCAGCACTCGCGCTCCAGCAGGGCGAGGCCGACGCTCAGCGATCGCAGCTCAAGACGGCGCAACTCGCGGGCAGCCAGCGCGCCGCCCTTGCGAGCCAGGGCGGCGACGTCGACAGCGGCAGTCCGCTCGACATCCAGGCCGACACCGCGCGCGCCGGATACACCGACGCCGCCACCCTCCGCAGCAACGCGGCGCTGAAGGCCTACAATTACACCCTGCAGGCCCACGATGCCGCGGGGGCGGCCAGCGACGCGAGCTTCCAGGGCGCCAACGCCCTGGCCAGCCTGCCGTACGCGCAAGGCTCGAGCCTGCTCGGTGGCGCTTCCGCTCTGGTCAGAAAATTCTAATCGAAAGGCAACCGATGACCGTTTCAAGCACTTCGAGCCGCGTCGTCCTGCCGGGCAACGGCACGACGACCGCGTGGCCCTTCGCCTTCAAGGTCCAGCAGCCGGCCGACCTGGTCGTCGTCTACACCGACATGGCCGGCAGCGACATCGTGCTGTCGACCGGGCAATACGATGCGACCGGCTTCGGCCAGGACATGGGCGGCACCGTCACCTATCCGAAGAGTGGCAGCGGCAATCCCGCGATCGCGACCGGCACGACGCTCACGATCTTGCGCCGCGTCGCGGTCACGCAGCCGACCTCGATCTCCAACCAGGGCGCGATGTGGCCGCAGGCCATCGAGGCTGCGCTCGACCGGCTGACGTATATCGGCCAGGGCGTCACCGACGCGATCAGCCGGTCGCTGGTGATCGGCCCGACCGACGGCGGAACGCTGGCCACGCTGCCCAATGCCGCGACGCGTGCAAACTCGGCGTTGCTGTTCGACGCGCACGGCCAGCCTTATGCCGGCGCGCTGGTGCCGGGCATCGTCGGCACGGCCGTGTGGCTGCTGCAGAACTTCTTCGGCCAGGCGACGTCGGCCCCCGCCGCCCGCGCGGCACTGGGCGCCATTGCGCTTGCCGACGTCGGCGCCGGTGCGACCGTCGCCGCCGCGGGAAGCTACGCGCTGCCCAACGGGCCGATCCTGAAATGGGGCACCAGCGGCTCGATCGCGAGTGGCGGCAACGCCGTGCAGACGTTCCCGTCGGCCTTCCCCAACGGCTTCTTCGGCGCGCTGCTGGCGCCGCTCGCCAACAGCGCCGGCTACGCCGACACCGGCGGCACGGCGTCGTTCAAGATCCACAACAACGGCGCGAACGGCGCCACGTATTTCTGGCTCGCACTCGGCAACTGAGGGTCCGGGCGCGGCTCACTCTCCCGTTATTTTTTCGTTTATTTAACGGCGCATCGCACCCTGCGACGCCGCCGGCAACCAGGAGGCATCGATGGACTATTCTATCGCGAACAAGACGCCCGACGTGGCGCAGGCCGTGGTCGGCCACTATGTCGACGCGAACGGCAACGCCGTGCCGCAGAACGTCGCCACCCCGCAGCCCGTCTCTTCGGTGCCGCGGACCATCGTCGTCGCGGCGGCGGCCGTCCTGACGCGGCCGGCCAACACCACGGCCTATTCGGCCGGAGACGCGGTCTCCAACAACGCGGCGGCGGCCAGCGTGACGCCGATCTCGTTCGCCGCGTCGGACGTCGCCAACGCGCCGGTGACGCTGACCCACCTCGAGCTACTCTCGGGCGATACCGGCCCCGCCGCGGCGGGAGCCTCGTTCGAGGCCTGGCTGTTCAACGCCGATCCCACCGCGAACTCGGGCGTCGGCGGCGGCGACAACGCGGCCTTCAGCCAGAAGCAGGCGGGCTTCATCGGCCGCATGTCGGGCACGTTCATCGCGGCCTCGGACGGCAGCATGGCGATCCTGACGCCGGTCGAGGGCAGCTTCCTGCCGACCACGCCGGTAAGTGGCGGCGTCGCGATCCATGCGCTGCTGAAGACGCTGACGGCCTTCACGCCCAGCGCCAACAGCACGACGTTCACCGCCACGTTGAAGGGATTCCAGGGCCGTGCTTGAGGAACTCCTGCTCACCGCCGTCTCCGACTCCGATGCCAACGCATGGGTGAACACCGTCCAGGGCGCCGGCGGCTTCGTCGCCGGCCCGCAGCGCCGCCGCGTGGCAACGCTCATCCGCTCCCTCAAGGCGGCCGGCGTGTGGCCGACCCTCGACCGCCTCTGGCTGTTCGCGGCGGAGAACAGCACGCAGGCGTTGATTGATCTGAAGGCGAGAGCGACGGCGACCATTGTTGCTGGTGGTGGCGCTCCGATCTTTACCGCGAGCCGGGGGTATAAGGGTCAGCACGCGGGCTTTATCAACTCGGGGTTCAATCCCACAGGCGGGGGTGTGAACTACGTCGAGAACAGCGGTTCTTATGGCTTTTGGGTCGAGACTGCCGAGAGCGCGCCAGCAAGCGCACTGCGTCTAATGGGAAATGACTCGGCGGGCTGGAGTGAATTTACAACAGGCGCCTTAAACTACGTCTTCTCTGTCAACAACAATGGATCGAACGGCGGGACCGGCGTCTCGGCGACGGCGATCGGTTGTATGGACCTGAACCGCGTTGCGGCGTCTGGTGTTGGCGCAACCACGTTCTACCAGAATGCCGTGCTCACGAACTCAGTTGCCATCGCCAGCGCGACCTTTCCAAACAACAGCTTTTTTGTGCTGGCAGGCAACAACGCGGGCGCCGCGTATCAGCCTTCAGATGCACGCCTTGCTGCGGCGTGGATCGGTAGCGGCAAGAACGCGACGCTTTCAGCGGCTCTCTACGCGCCGTTACGAAGCTATATGACGGCGGTCGGTTTGCCGTGATGTCAGGCCTTGATCACGTAGACGCGGCGGCCAAGCGCCTTCCACAAGAAAGGCATGCGCAATACACGCGCTCCGGGATGCTCCGGGCCGCGCGAAGAGAACAGCACGTCCGCGCCGAACATCTGTCGGCACCATGCGCGGTTGATGGCCGAGCGGCCTTTCTGCCACGGCATCCGGAACGATCAATCGTTGATCAGCAAATGGCCCCGGCAGACGCGCTGCATCTCGGCGGTGATCGCGCGCACCTTCGCAGGATCAACCTCGGCTTCATGAAAAACGCCGCTGCTGGTCACGATATCGAAATGCTTGTCGGGAAAGAGCAGACTGGTCGCGTCGCCTTGCACGAAGTGAACGCCCGGGAAACGCCGCGCGATTTCCTCGCCGCATCTCGGGTTGGCGTCGAAGCAGGTGAGATCACCGGCCGGGCAGCCTACCTGCATGAAGGGCACGAGCGAGCCGCCGCTGCCGCCGCCCACATCAAGAACAGTCATGCCGACCTTGAAGCCGACACGCTGCATGGCCTCGACCATGGCGACCGTGTTCGAGCCGATGGAGCGTGCCGCGAAGGCGTTCCGGAGAGGATCGTTCCGCGCGTTTTGCTCCGCGCTGCGGTCCATGATCATCTAGCGAAGGAACTTTCCGAACCGGATGCTCGAGAGCAGAGCCCAATGGGAGCCGGTCAGGCCCCGCTCGCGGGCGACTCGGCAAAGCTCTGCGTGCATTTAAATCCTCCCAAGGGCAATCAGCAGCGCCATAGCCACGCCAGCATTGCCGCCAAACACCACATAGATGGTGACGAACGCAGGCCAACGCGCGCCCGCCTCATCGTGCTTTCTCAGCCACGCCAGCATACCGCCATCTTAGCCAGTGCAATGGATGAGGTGCAATGCGCGCGTCCAGCTTGGGAGGTGAACCCCTTCGGCGATCTTGCGAGGGCTGGGGGCGGCTTTCCCGATCATTACCAGCGGCCCTTTATGTATCGCCGAATCTTGTGGCCAAGCGTGCCGATAATGAGAGCGCGGGCGATCACGCCAATGGCCAAGATGAAGGTCATCTCCCGCCACGAGATTTCCCATGCACCCATGGCGGGAACTTTACCTTTCCTTGCCCTGAAAATGAAACGGGTCCCGGTTGGCCCAAGGGGCGAAGAGGGCAGGCCATGAGCAAGCTCGACTGGCTGGGCGATCTCGCGCCTTACCTGCCGCCCGCGTTCGGCGCGTTGGTCGGCCTGCGTTACACCAAGGACCAGAACCCGGTGCAGAAGGCATCGTCTTTCTTCATGGGCTTCGGCCTTGCGGTCTATTTCGGTCCGGCGATCGCCGAGACGTTCGCGCTTGGGCCCAAGTCGACGATCGCGGCCGGCATCCTCGTGGCCGTGCTGGGCATGGATGCCATCGGCGGTCTGCTCGCGGTGGCGGCGGCGTTCCGCACCAACCCGGTGGGCACCTTCAGGGAATGGTGGGCGGCATGGCGGGGCCCGTCGTGAGCGCCGACCTGATCGTCGCGGGCGTGGCCATCGCGCTCTACCTGCTGACCCGCGAGTGCCTGTTCCGCCGGTGGCGCAAACCCAGGGAGCGGCGGCAATGACCCGTTCGACAAGCTCAGGGCAGGCCCGTTCGACAAGCTCAGGGCAGGCGCTCTCCGACAGGGGCCTGCGGCTCATCAAGGACTGCGAGGGTTGCCGCCTCACGCCCTATCAGGACTCAGTGGGCATCTGGACCGACGGCTATGGCAACACGCACGGCGTTGTCCCGGGCGGGCCGCCGATCGGCCTGGCGAAGGCCGACGCCGATCTGATGCGCAATCTCGCGGGTGCGGCGGCCGACGTCGCGCGGCTCGCCCGGATTGAGCTCAGGCAGGGCCAGTTCGACGCGCTGGTGTCGTTCACCTTCAACCTCGGCGCCGGCGCGCTGGGCGGGTCGACCTTGTTGCGCAAGCTCAACGCCGGTGACGCCGCCGGTGCCGCGGCCGAGTTCGGCAAATGGGTCCATGCCGGGAGCGAGGTGCTGCCCGGCCTCGTGACGCGCCGCGCAAAGGAGCGCGCGCTTTTTGAAGGAGACGCCTGATGGCCCCGCTGTCGATGCCCCTGCTGTCATTCGCCTTGAAAGCAGGACCGTGGATCGCGGCGGCGCTCGCGATCTCGTTCGGACTCTACGAGCGCTCGGGCTGGTCCGGGGAGGAAGCCGCGCGCGCCGCCGATCTGGTGGCCGCACAACAGGCCGTCCGCAAAGCCCAGATCGCCGATGCCACCCACACACGCGAGATCGAGGACGCGTACGCGGCCGAAATCATTTTCCTGAAGGAGCACGCCAATGTCCGCGAAGCGTCGATCGCCGCCACCGCGTCTACCGCTGTCTGTGCCGGCAGTCCTGCTATGCGCACTCTGTTCGACGGCCTGCGCGCCCGCGGCGGAACGGCCGGTAATAGTCAACCGGGCAACGCCGGCCGAGCTGGTGCGGCCGTGTCCCGATGAGCCGCCGTTGCCCGCTGCGTTCGCGGACGATCGCGAGCAGGCGAGTTGGATCGACCGCGCGATCGAGGCCGGCGCCGAATGCCGGGCCGCGCATCGCAGCCTCGCGACATGGGTGACGGAGCCACCAGGCTAAAGATGGATCATTTTGATATAGGAATATATATCGGATATATATAATTATATATTAAGGCAGATCAATATTTCTTGAATATGTCCAAGAATGATCTATATTAGAATATCAAATATATCAACAGATGTAGAATAATAGATCATGTCCTTTGCCATAGAAGACATCGCCAAGACGCTTGGAGAAGGCCGAAAAAGCAAAGGTCTGAGCCAACGCGCCTTGAGTACGCTGTCAGGTGTCCCGCAAAGCCACATCTCGAAGATCGAGGCGGGCGAAGTGGATCTCAGGCTTTCGAGCCTGATCGAGCTCGCCCGCGCCCTGGATATGGAGCTGACACTCGTTCCCCGCAATACGGTACCGGCGGTTCAGTCGATCATCCGTGCGGCCAAACCTGCGGCGTCACCCGATAGCGCCGCGACGATAAAAGCTTGCGGCGAACTCGCACGCCTCCAGGACGCCATCGACCGCAAGTCCTGGAATCCGGGTTGGAAGGATCAGGTCGAGCAATTCCAGCGCGTCGCACGCGATCTTCAACATTGGCCCTTGACGCTGGATCAACTTCAAACCGTTCGCGACGCCTATAAAGAGCTGAACAAGCCCGGGAACCAGCGGGCGATTCAAGATGCCGCGAAGACTCTTCAGCAGCTTCGCAATCACCTTGCGCATCGGCGTCCCGTGGACAACGCGCCAGTGAGGCCTGCGTATACCCTGGATGAGGACGACAATGGCTGA